AATGGATGGCCGCCATATAACTCAGACATCGACTGCGGGAGCTAGTAATGCGAACGTCTTCAAATTCCAAGCCGTGCGAAGTGTGCGGCGCTTGGATTCAGGCTCGGAAAGGGCTACTCTTTTGTTCCGAATGCGAACAGCTCAACAAGAAAGGCAATCAGCTCTGGCTGGTAAGGGGAAATAATGGAAGCGATAACGATCTACCGGGCGGAAAGTCTGGACAAAGCAGTTCATCGGCAGGAAGCGATGCCGAAAGCGGCTCTCTTATCCGAGCAGCAGCTCAAAGACTGGCGAGACTTGGAAGGGTTTCTGGGTAAGCGCCGGGAGTATTTCAACGCGGACGACGGCAATATCTGGATGATCGCCGACGGTCTGTTTCTGTACAAAGTCTCGGAAGAGAAGCCGACACGCGAGAAGGTTCGCATCGTCGGAATTCTGCGCCAGAACGAAGACAGCAAAGAGCTAGTATTCGATTCCGAGATATTCGATAACACCGACGAGCACCAGTCGTATGCTCGCAAAAATAATCTGCTGCTGGCTTAGGGGGCAACATGGGGAAAGATCCAGTAATGGTCGATCTCGACCGCTATCTCACCGAGAGTGAGGAAGATTACGTCGATCCGTATGATCGCGAGCAAGATCGCATGGAGTATCTGGCCGACCAGATGGAAGATCACGATTTAGAATGGTAACGGCGAATTCTCGCCATCAACGCCCGGGAGGCAATTATGAGCAATAAACTAGACGCGGCAATTAAGCGCAACATCGAAGATCATCTCGAAGACTATATCCAGTTTGGCGAGTTCGATCCTTCTCTCTCAGCGCTAGAGTGTATAGCGCACAAGATCAATACTTACTCGGACTCCAGCTCGGTCTATGAGGCGATCGACGGAGACCCGGTACTCGGCAAGAATCTATTCGCGATGGTCATGGAGCGCGAATACTTCGACGAGACCGAGACCCGCGTTCAGCTGCGGAAGGCTTTCATGGCTCAGGCATCACGCAAGCTGCTGGAATACGAAGCGTATGCGTGGCAGCTCTGGGAGCAGCGCAACATCGAGCCAGCGAACCCGGGCGATCCGTCTCCGACAATGCCGGAACTGAGAGCGCTGGGAAAGCTGATCTCTGACTTCGAGACGGAGTTCGCCAAAGCATGATGACTTTCGACAAGCTCGAAGATGCTCTCGAAGAGGCTTCATGGTGCGCGGAGCAGGAAAAGCGAAAGTATATCGTGAGATATGTGCATAAATCGTTTTATGTGTATCCGAAGCGCAGAAAAGGCGTTGGGCGCTATAGCCACATTGAGGTCGGATTCAAGAGAAGGGTTCTCAACGGAGAGAAATTATGAGCGATGGATCGTGGGCTGGCGGCAAAGGCTCGAAGCCGAGAAAAGTAGACCGCAGCAAGTTCGACGAGAACTTCGACCGGATATTCGGCAAGCCAAAACCGCGTGAAAATGTGGAAAACGACAAGAAGAAGGCGCACAAAACGGGGAAATTATGAATTATTATAACGAGTGGGACTCTTTCGCTGCGGACTGGCTCAGAGAGCTAATCAAAGACGGATTGATCCCGGACGGGGAAGTAGATAATAGGAGCATCGCAGATGTCAGACCAGAAGATCTTAGGGGATTCACACAGTGCCACTTCTTCGCCGGAATCGGCGGATGGAGCAGAGCGCTCCAGATCGCGGGGTGGAGTTCAGATAGATCTGTTTGGACTGGAAGCCCGCCATGCCAGCCATTCTCATCCGCCGGGAAGAAAAGCGGAGGAAGTGACGATAGGGACTTATGGCCAGTCTGGTTCGATCTCATCAGAGAGCTTAAACCTTCAACAATCTTTGGAGAGCAGGTTGGCGCATCAATTAGATATGGATGGCTCGATAGAACGCAAATCGATCTGGAATCAAGCGGCTACGCCGTCGGGGCGATTGTACTTCCGGCTGCGAGCATTGGAGCAGCGCATAGAAGGGAAAGACTTTGGTTCGTGGCCGACTCCGGTAACAAGCGACGCGAAGGGTTCGGGGATAGGAAAAAAAGAATTATCAACGATGGCGAAAGAGATGCTCTGGGCGACTCCGACAGCTACAGACCCGAACCGGGGGACAAGACCGCCGAGACCGCACGACACAGGCGTCGCTCTGAGCCAGCAAGTTTCTGGACTGACTCCGAGTTCATTCGATGCTATGACGGAAAAAAGCGCACCATCCCAACTGAACCCGCGCTTTTCCCTTTGGCTGATGGGATACCCAATCGAGTGGGCATATTGCGCGGAGCGGGTAACGCCATCGTCCCGCAAGCGGCAGCGGAAATCATAAAAGCGTATCTCGGTAATGATTAGTCCGATTCTATGCGTAGCTATGGCGGTGTATTTTGAGGCCCGGGGGGAGTCTCAGGTCGCAGGGCAGATCGCTATCGCGGAGGTTATCGAAAATCGTGTTCGCGACAGTCGGTTCCCGGACGATCACTGCTCGGTCGTCTTCGATGCGAAGCGCTGGGCAGGGCATCCAATCAAGAGCCAGTGCCAGTTCACGTTCTACTGCGACGGGAAGCCGGAGGTCGTCTGGGATCATGAGGCATGGCGGCGAGCGCTGCTAATCGCCAGCAAGTCACTGAATGGCGAGTTCGTATCAGTTACCAATGGGGCGAACCACTATCACTCGGTCGCAGTCGATCCGTACTGGGCGACTGGGGAGCTGACTCAGGTGATCGGAAGGCATTTATTCTATAAGCTCTGATTATGCTATACTCTGCGGGTGCGATGCTTGGGGCGTCGCTACAATTTGCGCGGGGTGCAAATGAAGACATTTCCGAAACACAAAGTCGTCGGCATAGACGGCTTGATTCCGTATGCTCTGAACTCACGGACGCATTCTGACGCGCAGGTCGCGCAGATAGCCGCCAGCATCAAAGAGTTCGGGTTCCTAAATCCAATCATAATCGATGGCGAGAACGGCATAATAGCCGGGCACGGTCGCGTACTAGCGGCACAGAAGCTCGGCATGAGCGAACTCCCGGTAGTCGAAGCAGACCATCTCACCGACGCACAGCGTAAAGCGTACGTTATAGCGGATAACCGTCTGGCCCTAAACGCCGGATGGGATAATCAGGTTCTCACGACGGAGCTATCAGCGCTTCAAGAGCTGGACTTCGATCTCGATCTACTCGGGTTCGATGATAAAGAGCTGGCGGAGCTGCTAAAGCCGGAAGTCGTCGAAGGGCTTACAGATGAGGACGAAGTACCGGAGGCGCCGGAAGACCCGGTGACCAAGCCGGGCGATATATGGGTTCTCGGCAAGCATCGGCTCATGTGCGGTGATAGCACGCTGATAAATCAGGTTGATGAGTTAATCGCTGGAGAGAAGGTGGATATGGTATTCACCGACCCGCCATATAACATAGATTATCAGGGCGTCGCCAAAAATCACGCAAAGATAAAAAACGACAAGATGAGCGACTCCGATTTCGTTCAGTTTCTAAAAGACTCAATAATGGGCTGCGAGACTATGTACGTCTGCTGCTCATGGCATTACGCGCATTTATTTAGGGAGGCGATGGTCGGTATTGCTCGCCAGCCCAAAGCAATGATCGTATGGGATAAAGTAAACCCAGCGCAGCATCTCGATAAATACTATAAGCAGCATGAAGTAATATTCTATTACGGAGATTATGGTGGCCATAAAACAGTTCGCGGCGATGTGTGGACTCTGAAGCGTCAGAAAAATACGGTACATCCGACTATGAAGCCGGTCGAGTTAATAGAAATGGCGCTATATGATAATCCAGATAAATCAGTTGTTTATGACGGATTCGGCGGTTCAGGATCGACTATGATAGCGTGCGAAAAAGCCAGTAGATCTTGCCGAATGATGGAGCTGGATCAGAAATACTGCGACGTAATAATAAAACGCTGGCAGGACTTTACCGGGCACGAAGCAATTCTCGAATCTACCGGGGAAAAATATAACGACATGTTTATCAACGGTCGTAAGGGTAATCACGCAGATGCCAATCTTGGCGAGCTGAAGGTGGTCAAATGAAGCGCGGAAAGCAGGGAGACGGCGGAGGTCGACCGATGATCGTATTCGATGAGGCCCAGATCGCTCAGGTAGAAGCGCTCGCAGCGGTAATGAGCAAGCGCCAGATATGCGACTATCTGGGAGTCGGAGAGACGACTTTCCGGGAGATCGAAGGCCGTCAGCCGGAAGTTTCCGATGCTCTAAAAAAAGGGAAGGCGAAAGCGATAGGCTCAGTGGGCCAGTCTCTTATCCAACAGGCCCGTAACGGCAATATCTCGGCAGCGATTTTCTATCTCAAGACGCAAGCCGGGTGGCGCGAATCCGAGCAGGAGCAGGGCAATCAGAACATCACGCTCCAGATCGTGAAGCCAGATGGCGCAGATTAAGCCGACGCTGCCGCAGTATAACTATATGGTCTCAGAGGCCCGCTTTCCCGCGCTCGTCGCTGGGTTCGGCGCTGGCAAGACCGAAGCGGCTATCCTGCGGTCTATCTTCGGACTAATCTCGAACCCGGGCACGAATCGCGGCTTCTACGAGCCGACTTACGATCTGATCCGGGTTATCGCGTGGCCGCGCTTCGAAGAGATACTCACGGCGATGGGCCTTCCGTACCGTCTCCAAAAGACTC